TGTGAGAGGTAGCCCTTGTCATCCTCCGGCGAGCCGAAGGTGAGACCGGGGGACCCAGTACTCACCGATATATGGCGATGATTACTGGGTTGCCCGGTCAAGCCGGGCAATGACAATCTACAACGTTGTGGGAAAGAGTTCAGTCCAGTTTGGATTGTGCTTTTCGATCAACTCTATTTTCCATCGACGCGGCCACTTCTTGAGACGCTTTTCGCGAGCTATGGCGGAGCGAATATCGTTGTGGTGCTCGCAATAGACGAGGCGCTTGACGCCGTATTTGGCGGTGAATTCAGATCCTACACCTTCGCGGTGCAAACTTGCGCGGTAAGCGAGGTCGCTCGTCACTCCAATGTACAACGTGCCACCCAGACGACTGGCGAGCATGTAGACGAAGTAGTTGTGCTCTCGCTCCATGCTGCGAGGTTGATGATTACCGGGTTGCCCGGTCAAGCCGGGCAATGACAATTTTTCAAACGCGAGAGAAGTGATGCGCAACTGGCTTGAGGCGTTGAGGCAGGCTTGGGGGCGCGGCGCGGCGCCGGAGGTCAAGCGCAGTGCGACCGGGCCGCTGATCGCGCTGCATATCTCCGGGCGGCCGGTGTGGACCCCGCGCAACTACCAGGCCCTGGCGCGCGAAGGGTTCAGCGGCAATGCGGTGGGCTATCGCTGCGTGCGCATGATCGCCGAAGCGGCGGCTTCGATCCCCTGGCTGTTGTACGAGGGCGAGGCGGAGATCAGCGATCATCCGCTGCTCGACCTGCTCATGCGGCCCAATCCGGGCATGAGCGGGCAGACCATGTTCGAGACCTTCTACGGCCATCTGCAGGTGGCCGGGAACGCCTATATCGAGGCGGTGAGCGTGGCCGGCACGGTGCGCGAGCTGCACGTGCTGAGGCCGGACCGGATGAAGGTCGTGCCCGGCAAGGACGGCTGGCCGGAGGCTTACGAGTACTGCGCCAATGGGGCGACGGTGCGCTTCGAGCAGCAGTCGGGCGAGCCGGTGCCGCCCATCCTGCACCTGCGCCTGTTCAACCCGACCGACGATCACTACGGCCTGTCGCCGCTCGAAGCGGCGGCCTCCAGCATCGATATCCACAACTCCGCCGCGGCCTGGAACAAGGCGCTGCTCGACAATGCGGCGCGGCCCTCGGGCGCGCTGGTCTATACGGGCACGGGCGGCGAGGGAAATCTGAGCGAGGACCAGTTCGAGCGCCTCAAGCGCGAACTGGAGGAGTCCTATCAGGGCAAGGCGAACGCCGGCCGGCCGCTTGTGCTGGAAGGCGGGCTCGACTGGAAGCCGCTGTCGCTGAGCCCCAAGGACATGGAGCACATCGAGGCCAAGCACGTGGCGGCGCGCGAGATCGCATTGGCCTTTGGGGTGCCACCGATGCTGCTCGGCATCCCCGGCGACAACACGTTCGCCAATTATGCCGAGGCCAACCGGACGTTCTGGCGCCAGGCGGTCCTGCCGCTGGTGGCGCGGACCGCGGAAGCGCTCAGCCTGTGGCTGAGGGCGGGATTCGGCGAGCAGCTGCAGCTCGGCTACGACGTCGACCGCATCGAGGCGCTGTCACAGGAGCGCGAGGCCCTGTGGGCGCGCATCGAGCGGTCGCGGTTCCTCACCCTCAACGAGAAGCGTGCGGCCGTCGGCTACGGCCCGGTGCCTGGCGGGGACCGGCTCGACGTCAGCGGGGCTTCCGCGTCTTAACTCCACGTATCAGCGAGACCCCCATGGCTGAAGCATTGGCGGTCGGCAGGGCGCGGGTTGCGCCGGCCGGGCAGCGCGGCGTGTTCGCGGGCTATGCCAGTTTGTTCGGCGTGCCCGACTCAGCCGGCGACGTGGTGATGCCCGGCGCCTTCGCGGCAAGCCTGGCGCGGCGCGGGACAAGCGGCATCCGCATGCTGTTCCAGCATGACGCCAGCAAGCCGATCGGGACGTGGCTCGAACTGCGCGAGGACAACCGCGGGCTGTTCGTGCGCGGGCGGCTGGCGGCGGACGTCCAACAGGCCGACGAGATCGGCCGTCTGCTGCACGAGGGTGCCATCGACGGGCTGTCCATCGGCTTTCGCGCCGTGCTCGCGTCACGCGACCGGCTGACCCGGCAGCGCCGGCTGATCAGAATCGATCTTTGGGAGATCTCGCTCGTCACCTTCCCGATGCTGGAAGGGGCGCGAGTGACGGCGCTCGAATGGGCGCCGACGGCCCCGCTGCGCAAGGCGCGCAGCCGCGACGGGCCAGAGGGCCCCGGCCGTGGCGCGCCGGAGACGCTTTCAGCCACTGCCGCCGCGATCCGGGCCGGGGCCCGGCAGCTTTACCCATTTTCATGTTCAGGAGCCATGCGATGACGATCGAGAACTACGAGACCAAGGTCGCCGGCGCCGCCTCGATCGAGGTCGGCGAGGCGTTCGGCGAATTCATGACCGCCTTCGAGGCCTTCAAGCAGGCCAACGACGAGCGCCTCGGCGAGATCGAGCGGCGGATGAGCGCCGATGCGGTGACCGTCGACAAGGTGGAGCGCATCAACCGGGCGCTCGACGAACTCACCCTCAAGTCACGCCGGCCGCAGCTCGGGGCCGATACCCCGGACGCCTTGCCGGCCCATCGGCGCGAGCACAAGGCGGCCTTCGAGGCTTACGTCCGCAAGGGCGAGACCGGAACGCTTGCGAGCCTCGAGGCCAAGAGCCTGTCGGCCGGCTCCGATGCCGACGGCGGATACCTGGTGCCCGACGAGACTGAGGCCGAGATCGGCCGGCTGCTCAGCGAGGCCTCGCCGATCCGCTCCATCGCCGGCGTGCGCCAGGTGACGGCGGCGGTGTACAAGAAGCCCTTCGCCATCACCGGGCCGCAGACCGGCTGGGTCGGCGAGACCGCAGCGCGGCCCGAGACGACGGCGCCGACGCTCGCCGAGATGCAGTTCCCGGCCATGGAGCTGTACGCCATGCCGGCAGCGACCCAGACGCTGCTCGACGATGCCGCGGTCAGCATCGACCAGTGGATCGCCGAGGAGGTGCAGGCGGCGTTCGCCGAGCAGGAAGGCACCGCCTTCGTCACCGGCGACGGCAGCAACAAGCCGCGGGGCTTCCTCGACTACACCAAGGTTGCCGACGACAGCTGGACCTGGGGCAATCTCGGGTATGTTGCCACCGGCGCGGCCGGGGCATTTCCGGCATCCGACGCTTCCGACGTGCTGGTCGACCTCATCTATACGCTGAAGGCCGGCTACCGGCAGAACGCCAACTGGATCATGAACCGCAAGACCCAGGCCGAGGTGCGCAAGCTCAAGGACGCCGACGGCAACTACCTGTGGCAGCCGGCCGCCACGGCCGACGGCCGCGCGAGCCTCATCGGCTTCCCCGTCACCGAGGCCGAGGACATGCCGGACATCGGCGCCGATGCCTTCGCCGTGGCCTTCGGCGACTTCCGCCGCGGCTATCTGATCGTCGACCGGATCGGCGTGCGCATCCTGCGCGACCCCTATTCGGCCAAGCCGTATGTGCTGTTCTACACCACCAAGCGGGTTGGCGGCGGGGTGCAGAATTTCGAGGCGCTCAAGCTCTTGAAGTTCGCCGCCAGCTAAGGGCCCCCACCCCACCCCTCCCCCACAAGGGGGGAGAGAGCATATCGCCTCTCCGGCTCCCCTCCCCCTCGTGGGGAGGGGCTGGGGGTGGGGTGCCTGTTCAAACCGTTTCGCAGGTGAGCCGCGATGGCAGCCGTACTCATTCAACCGCCGGCCGCGGAGCCGGTCAGCCTGGCCGAGGTCAAGGAGCATCTGAGGGTCGACGGGCCGGACGAGGAGCCGCTCATCGTGGCCCTGATCACCACGGCCAGGCTCACCATCGAGCACCTGGCGGGGCTCGCCCTGATGACCCAGCGATGGGCCGTGCTGCTCGACGCATGGCCTGACGGGCAGGCCATCGAGCTGCCGGTCGCCCCGGTCGCGAGCATCGACGTGCTGCGGGTCTATGACGAGGCCGACCAGGCCAGCGTCATCGATGCGGCGGAGTATTTCGCCGACCTGGCAAGCCGGCCGGCGCGCCTGGTGCGGCGGAACAGCCTGGCCTGGCCGGACCCCGGACGCGTCGCCAACGGTATCGAGATCGAGCTCACCGCGGGCTTCGGCGCAGGCCCCGTGGACGTGCCGGAGACCCTGCGCTGGGCGGTGCTGATGCTGGTCGGGCACTGGTTCGAGAACCGCGCCGCGGTCGAGGCCGCCACCCAGCTGCGCCATGTGCCGCTGGCGG